TTGCCGTCGCGCGCGCCTCCGGTGGTCTCCGCCGTGTAAGTCGGGGCGAGGTCGCACGCCTGAAGCAAGGGATCGATCTCGATCGCCTGGCCGCTGGCTCCGGCTGAGATGTCCGCGGTCGAGCCATTCGTGCGGTTGCCGCGGATCTCAAGGTCAAAGTTGAGAGCCACCTCCGGCATGGCATTCAGTCCGGACACTTTGCTGATGGTGCCATCCAGGAGCTGGCGCACGAGATGATCGAACTTCGGCGCGTAGCTGAAGCCGGCGCGGGAGATGGCGATCAGGTTCGCGGCGGCAGTCGGCGTCGGATCGGTGCCGTAAGTGCCCTCGATCTTGGCGAGGAGCATTCCGAAGTTTGTTCTTTCCATAGTTCAGTTTGGTTTTTGGTTAATTTGAACAGCATTTTGCCGATGAAAGTCTGGTAGTTCCCGTCGCCCAGCTTGACCAATTTGATTCCGTGAACCAGCGGCACCACGATATCATTCGCGTTCATGTAATCGCCCGATGCCCTCACCGTCCAAAATCGTGTCGGCTTTTGCATGTCAGTAAGGAACGTTCGGATCGGCTCTCATGCGGCGGTATTCCACCGTGTAAGTCACGAGCGAACCGCCGTCCGGTTTGAGTTCTTCGAGCGTGAAAGGGAAGTCGCCATTGTACGTCACCTTGCTGGCGAGCTGCTGGAGCTGCGGATCGGCCTCAATCTTCGCCTGGAGAAAGGCTACGACGTCATCCGCCATGCCGCAGGCGTCACGCTGGTCCTCGATGATGATCTTGAAGTGCACCGGGAACGTCATCCGATAGCCGCGCTCGTCTTCATCGAGCACGACTTCCTCGCCGGTGACCAGCCAGAGCGCGGGCTTGATGTCCGCGAGCAGGAACACCGATCGCTTGCGAACGATCTCGCGCATCTTCTGCTCGCCGATCAACGGCTGCGGAAGTTCCAATAGCCGGGCGACGATTCTGCTTTTAACGGATTCACCCATGGATCGTTTTTATTTCGGCGCTGATTTCGGTGGTGATGGCGTCCATTGACTCTTCCAGCGCCGGCCGCAGGAAGGGCCGCCCCGCGTAATTGACTGTGCGCGAGTGCGCCTTGACGAAAGAGACGCCAACGAGTCCCGTCTCCTGACTTCCTGCTGCGCGCTTGCGTGAGTCGCGGAAGCCGATAAATTCTCCCGTATCCTTCACGACCCGCCGCCGCGTATCGATGGCTTCTCCGGATATCCCCATTTGGCTGGTCGCGCGTACGTGCGCCTTCACGTTCACGACGCCATGAAAGCCGAACTCATGAAACGCGGCGTAAGGAACGTTATCGCCGAACCGCCCGATGATCGTCGCGCCGTCGTTCTCGACCTCGCTGGCAACATTCTGACGCAGCCGGCCGCTGATGGCGTCGAGCCTGGCCGGGCGCGGTCCGCTCAAATACTTCAACTGAGACGTGGCGACGGCTGAAAGCAGACCGCGCGCGAGGCCGCGCTGCATCGCCGCCTGGATCGCAGAGGGCGTCTGCTGCAATGTCTTTATGGCCAGCTTCGAGCTGCCGGTGACGGAGACGTTCAACATATCCAGCGTTCGTGTTGTCTGAGCGCGTTCTTCACATTGGGCAACAAGTCCAGCGTGGCGAACTGTTGGATCGATCCGCCATCCGCGCTGATGCCCGTGAGCCCGAGCCGATTCCGGTTCTGGTACCAGTAAGCGATCTGCTCGACGGCGGAGAGCTCGACGTCGGAAGGCAGATCGACGATGGCTTCGGCCGGGCTGGTACCATCCGGCAGCTTGTAGCCGCCGGAATAAGTCACGCGCGCCTGGCTGCGCCAGCTCGTGAGCTTGTTGAAGAGCGAGATGATGCAGGACTTGCGGACGATGTAATCCGCCGAGGCCGGCGTCTGCCAGCCGAGCGCGGCCGTCTCGCGAAACTCAAAGGTGAGCGAGCGCGATTCGTCGATCGGGAAACAGCGGACCGCGATTTCAGTCGCGTCGCCTTCGAACTCTTCGATAGCATTCGTCGCGTAGCCGAAGCTTCGATTGCAGATCGTATCGAACCGCGCGGACACCATCGCGATCAGGTTGGTGAGCATGTCGTCATCGATCACGTCCTCTTCTTTGATTCCGAGCCTGGCTTTGACTTTGGCGAGAGTGGTGAGCATGGCGTCAGTGAATATGGGAGTTGCGAATATGCGGGCTGCCGAGCAGCCGCGTGCCATTATTCGTGGTCGCAGGGGAAGGAGGAATCACGGTCACGATCGCCTGGGCGGTGTTCTGTCCGCTGGCATTGCCGGCCGTCAACGTGTAGGTGGTCGTGACCAGCGGCAGCACGTTCGTCGCGTTGAATGGCGTCACCACGCCAATGCCCTGGTCAATGGTGTTCGTCTGGGATGAGGTCGTTATCCAGGCCAGCGTGCTCTGTTGGCCCAGGGTAACCGTCGACGGCGTGGCCGCGAAAGAATTGATCGTGGGCGCGCCAGGCGAAGACACGGTGACAGTCGTCTGCGCGGTGACGGTGCCGTTCGTGTTCCCGGCCGTGAGAGTGTAAATCGTGGTGGTCGTGGGCGAGACGTTGGTGGAGTTGAAGAGCGTGACGTCGCCCACGGCCTGGTTGATCGTGTTGGTTTGGCTGCCCGTTGTTACCCAGGCGAGACTGGATGAATCGCCCGAGGTGATGCTGGCCGGCGTTGCCGTGAAGGAATTGATGGTCGGCAAGGAACCTCCGCCGCCGCCGCCGCCGCCGCCTCCTCCTCCTCCGCCGCTTCCGCTGGCGCCGGTGCCCTGGAAGATCGCGTAGATGTTCGTCGCGCTCTGCACGGTGTTATAAAGCCGCACGTCGGCGAGGTAAGCGCCGAAGCCGGCGTTGGGGTAAGAGCCTGATGGGCCGCTCGCATGCTCATCGTCAATGGGGTTGAACGTCCCTTGATGTGTAAAGCCGCCGGCCGCGACGTAGTAGAGCGTCTTGATGAAGGAGCATGGGACCGTGTTCGTCGAGGTCGCAATCCCGTTGAAATAGGCGATGCAAACGCCGCTCGCAAATGTCAGTGCGTAATGATTCCAGCCGGTGTCTGCGCCGAGAGAAGAGCTATCAGGGAAGAGCACCGCATTGGTCGGATTGCCGCCCGCGTCTAACGTGAACCATCCGGCAGTGTTGAAGAAACTGTTGTCGCGGCCGAAGCGGAAGCGGTTGCTCGTGCCATCATTGATGGCAAAGTCCAGGAAGGTTGTATCGCCGAAAGAGTTGGTTGAGTAACGGCCCCAAAGCGCCACGGTGAAGTTGCTGAGCGTCAAACCGTCGAGGTTGGTCACCCCGAAGTATTGAAGGTTTCCACAGTAAACTGCCTGCATTCCATTTGTCGGGCCCTGGGACGTGAGCACCGGCCAGTTGGTAAGGACATTCTCGCCGTTGTCGCCGTGAGGCAGAATGAAGTCATGGCCCCATGGGCTGGAATCGGGCACGTTATTGTTGCCGGTGTAATTCCGGAAATCGATCCACATGATGAGGCTATCGCCTTGGTTCGCGCTGAGCGCGCCCATCGGCCAGCCGGTCGTCGCGCGCAGTGTGCCATCCATGTTGCGATCGAAACCTGGCAGCGGATCAGGGAACAGGCCGGTTGCATTTGTGCCGACGAAGTTCGTCGGATTGATGAGGTGCAGGTCCGAGAATCCGGCGATGCTGGTGAACTGCGCTTCGGTGGCGGTGTTGTGGAGGAATCCCAGGGCCGCGATGCTCGAAGGCGTGTAGTTTGCGCCGCGATAGCCCAGGATGTTGTTGCTCGCGCAAACCGCGTTGTAATCAAGGACGACATCCGCGGTCGTGAAGTTCGATCCAATAATGCCGCTTGGGCTGCCTATGTATCCCGCACCGACTTGGGAACCTGAATTGTGCGTGAAGAAGAGGTTGTTGACGATGAGCCAATGCCGCATATCAATGCTCGCGCATTGCGAGTCCCTCATGGTCACCGTCAGATAGCCGGTGTCGAACCCGATGAAGGTGTTGTTCGCGATCAGGACGTTCGTGAGCGTCATCACGTCGAAGAAGCAGCCGCCAGAGGGACACGGCTCGGTCGAGAATTGAATGCCAGATCCGGGAAACACTGTCGCGCGCGGATACCATGGATCGGAGGCGGTGGGCTCGTTCGTAATGGCCCCGGTGCCGACGAAAAGGTTGTTGTAAATGTAGAGGCCGTAAGTGTTCAACTGGACGACTTCGGGGTAAAGGCAGGAACCGGGCGTGTCGAAAATCTTGTTGTTGTAAATGCGCCAGTAGCCGGCACCTGGCTGCAAGCCGTCCGGATGCGCCGCAGTCGTCTCGCCAGTTGACCATGGCCCGAGGATGTTGTCATGGATGTCGATCGATCCGCCGCCGCTCATGTAATTGTCGCGGACACGTTCGATGACGCTGTGGTGCAGGTTCAATCCGCCGAAGGCGTTGCCGCCGCTGCTTGGCGTCCACCAGACTCCTTCAGCACCGCTGCGCGGATCGGCGAACATATCGTGAATCCAGCAGTAGCCGACTTCAGAGTTTGTGCCGACGCCGGAAAAGAATTTGATTCCGCCCGCGGACCCCTCACCGAACTCCGAGGCGTTCAAGAAGTCACCTGAAATATCGAACCATTGGACGCGAATTCCTTCCGCGTAGGTGTACATGCCCCATTGGATGTTGGTGTTGCCCAGGAGTCGCCAGCCGCAGTTATTTGTGTTCGCCGAAACCGACTTGCCCATCTGGCTGAAAGTGTCATCCAGCGAGCCGCTGAACGTGAGGTAAAAATGGCTTCCAGTATTGTTGACGATCGCCTGCATCGTCATTGGGCCACGCGCGGCCGGCGCGTTGGTAGTGGCCAGTTTGAACGTGACTGGATCTGCGGACGTACCGCCGGCGCCGATGAACATGATCTCGGGATAATTCCCCGGCGCGAACCAGATCAAGGCGCCGGGCTGAATGTTGGGCCAGGAGATACTGGCCGCGTTCGGGAAAGCGTTCGCCCAGTTTGTGCCGATGCCATTTCCCGTGGCGGCGGGGTCCACATACCAGACGCTGCCGACCGTCGTCCGGGCGGGGATGACAAGTTGCGTCGGAGAATAGACGATGCCGACTGCATTGCTGCCCAGCATTCGATAGTAGCAGAATGTTCCCGGCGTCTCCGCTGAATCGGTGATCGTGTTGCCCGGCGATGGTGTCGAGTAAATGGTCGTGAAAGAATTGGTGTCGCCAACGCTCACCTGGACGAACCACAGATCGGCAACGCCGGTGCCGTGATCCCATTGGACCGTTACGTTCGGACTGACGTCGCCATTGCGCGTCTGAAAGACAGATGGCGGACCAGGCGGAGCGGCCGGCGTGGCCCCGAGCGTGGATGTCCATTCGGTCATATAGCCAAGCGAGTTGGTCGCCGTGGCCCGCCAGTAATAGGTCTGGTTGATGGCGAAGCCAACGTTGGTGCAATACATTACTTCTTGATTCGTGCCAGCTCGAAGACTGGTGGTAGTGACTGCGCTGCTGAAGTCGGAGTTGGTACTTCGCTGCACCATGAATCCGGTCGAGTCCGAGCCGCTTTGATTGACGAAGTGAAGCCAGACTTCATTCGTGGTGATGACCTGGACAGTGAACGAGCCGGGCCGCTCCTCGCCCCAAACCCGCAAGGGGTTTGATGCCGCAGAGGTAACATTGTCCGAAGAGCGATAGGCGACGACTTCATAAATCGCAAACTCGTTTTGGGGCATCTTCGCGATGTGAAATGACGTGGGGTGATTGTGGATGCCGCTCGGTGCATTGGTGAACGTCACGCCGCCGTCCTGGCTCATCTTGACAATCTCGTGAGTAGCGGTGCCATCATTGTTCACCCATCGCATCGTCACGGTGAGCACAAAGATTCCGCCCTCCTGGCCGATGGTTGATCCGGGATCGTTCGTCAGTCCCGTCGGCGCGTTCAACGCGAACGCGGGCAGCGCCAGAAACAAAAGAGCGATGACGCGGATTAACTTCATGGGTTTGCGACCGGATTCCGCAAAGCGCCGCCGTTGTACATGTCCGTCTTCTCAGTGCCGCTCAGTGTTCGAGACCAGATATCAATCTGATCTAGATCGCCGTTGAAGACAGATCCTCCGGTATCGAACTGGCCGACGGTGAAGTCGAGAGTGTCATCCCTTCCGTCATCGGCAAACGCCGTGGTGTCGGTCGTGCCAGCGTTCACGCTGATGAAGAGCTGACTATTTTCGAAGTCCTGGCCGCAGATTAGATAATATGCGGTGCCGGATGACGGCGCTCCGAAGGTGTTGGCGGAGACACTGGAGGTCGTGGTTCCGGCGGCATTGCGTCGATAGAAGATGAAACGCTGAGCAGTGTGATCGTAGTAAACGATGTATTCTCCCGTTGCTCCCCATTTCCCGAGAATGAATTGATCCGTGGTAAGTGATGCCATGTTAACGTCAACGCCGATAGTGAAGCTGCGACCGGTGAATGAGAGTGCGGCATTGTCCGCGTGGCTCAGCGTTGACGATCCACCGCCGATATAGTGCGCCGCATTACCCAACGTTCCGGTGACGCTGGTCACATTGCCGGCCTCGTCCGTAAGATCATTGCCGCCCCAATCATCCACACGCGTCGTGCCGCTGGCTTCGTCCAGTGTCCAGTTGGCGACTAACCCATTCGTGAGCGTTCCGCCGCCGCCGCTCGCGCCATTGGTGATATAAAGAAAAGCGAGACTGCTCGTGATTGATCCGCTGCAGGCGTTCGACAGCACCACATGGTATGGGGTTCCGCTGCCTGCGATGTCCGTGGCGGCGCCGGTGAGAACCAGATTGGAAGTCGTCGTCCCGCTGACACCGAACCCCCCAAAAGCGAGGTTCACACTCCCTTGATACCACTGGTAGCTGATAGGCTCCGTGCCGGTGGCGTAAACGTTGAAGTACGCCGTGGTGTTGCTCAACACTGTCGTGTCTGAAGGCTGGCTCGCAATGTTCGCCGCTGTGCAGCCTCCACCGCTGGTCGCAACTGCAGCCTGGGAAACGTAGACTCGCAACGCGCAATTCGTATTTCCCAGCCCATAATTTTCAAACTCGAACCGGCTCGAGTGATTCGAGGCGAGCAGCAGGGTGTAATAATTTGAAGGGGTCACGTAGCTGCCCAGCAGAACGAAATTTGTATTCCAGGAAACCCAACGATTGGTTGAGCCGCTCAGCAGCCGAAAGAGTGCCTGGCTGTGCTTATTCGCGGTGTCATTGGTCACGCCGACGAAATAAGCATCGGCGGAGAGATCGATCGAGTAAGCAGCTTCCCGCCGGTTTCGGTAGTCAACGAAGAGATTTGTCGCGGCAATGGGACTTTGGTCAAGAATGCTCGATGGCATCACTTCATCCGCGTTGAGGTTTGTCGCGCCTCCGATGTCGCCGTAAAGCTGGCCCAAGTCGTCGTCGATTCCGATTGGGCTGTGTGACGACGCGAAATATCCAGACTGGTGGTTTAACGGGTCAGTTCGCAGCATTAAAAAGCTGTCCCCGGCAAATACGTTGTGCCCGATCGCATTTACCGATTCCAGCCCCACGAAACCGAGCTTGAGAGCATAGTTATTATGAAATGGAGTGTTCGTATCGACCAAAGAACCCGCGAACCCTCCGTTCGCTGTCACGAAACCGTTGGTATCGATGTCGGTGTGTTTCCCAGTGTCATTCGTGACGGTCACACCGCTGGGAAATGTGCTCGGGCCGGCTTCGGTGGAAATGATGTCAATCGATCCAGAAGGGTTGCGAACGAGGGCGCCTCCGGAAGCATTCGTGTCAATGAGTTGGCCAAGACCATTGGTGGTGGTATTCCACCCGGCGAATCCGATCGATCTCACCTGGCTGAATGCGGGACGAAATGCGAGACCCAGATTCGTTTTGAGAGAAAGCGGATCGGCTTCAGGCCCTGCGCCAATCATCCCTGCCACTGATGCGGCGAAGCTACTCACCGGGATCGTCCTCGTGCTCGGCGAGCTGGGGTTGATGTTGACGATCACGCTGTCGTTCGACTGCACGGTCGTCACGGCCGGCAATTGGCTGACGGTTTTATTTTCCGCACGGCAAATCAGGCAGGCCGTGGCCGCTAAAATGGTGAAAAGAATTTTCATGGGTCGAATTGCAGGATGCCGCCAGCGCCTCCGCCTTCTTCCCAGAGAAGCGAGTTGCCAGCGAAAGTGAAAGTGAGAGCGCCGCCCGAGATCAGATTCGTGATGCTGTAAGTGTTCGTCGTGTCGGGAACCTCGATCGCAAAGCATTTGCGCAGCGGAATCAACGGGAAGCAAACGGTGTACGGCCCGCCATCGAGCGTGACGCTGAACATCCCGTTGCTCGAAGTATGAGTCTTCGCCGGCCCGGCGCTGAGTCCGGAGGACGTGAGCAAAACGATGTTGGTCGGAGTGAAAGTGATCTTCGTGTTCAACGCATCGATGCCGATGTCGTGGATGTTCCCCGTGACCGTCGCGCCAATACACGCCGCGCAAATGCCCAGCAGCGCGAGCAACGCAGCGCTTTTGCGGATCAATCCGGAATGTCCGGCGATGACGTCGCCTCTCGGCTCACGGCCGATGACCTCTTCGGTCGTCGCGCGCCGCATGACTCGCTCGGATTTGATCGCGCGGTCCAGCGGCGGCCGGCGGAGGCTTCGCTGTTCCTGCTCTTTATTTTTGTTGCTCATGGTTTCAGATGCGGCCCGGCTCTCCGGTGAGCCGGGCCGCGGTGCCTGGCGGGGGTTAGTCGTAATGCGCCGTGACTCCGGCGAGGTAATTCGTGACCAATGCCGGCGAGAGCTTCACCGTAACTGGCCTTCCTTGATTGCCGACGAAGATCGCTTCGCCGTTCAACGCGTTGGTGCCGATGCCGACGAAGTACGTCTGCGCGGTGCCGAGCAGGAACACTTCATCATTGATGGCTGTAGCGGCAGTGACGCAGGTGAGGACCACGTTGGTCGCGTTCACGAATGAACTGATGACGACGTTGGTCGTGACACCTGCGCGCGTCTGGATGATGAGCGACGCGCCTGCCGTCAGGCCGTTCGTCTTGCTCACAGTGATCAGTGCCCCCGCATTGGTCGCAAAGCTGATCGCATAAGCGCCCGTGCAAGGAACGAACGTGACCGCGGCGTTATTCGTGTCAGTCAGGTAACTGACATTCACAAAGCGCAGCGTGGTTGAGGCGTCACCTGGGAAGATGATGAACGCCGGCGAGGAAGCCGTGCCGGCGGCAGTCTTGGTGACGTAAACGGGAGATCCCGCGAGAGCAACGAGACCCGCGAGAACGCAGGCCACGCCGATGAGGAGGCTTTTTTTCATGGTCGATCTTTCGATAATGTTTTCGGTTTGGTTTCAGCCCCGCGCCCGTGTTACCAGGCGCGGGATTGTTTTTAATTCGTCGATCAGACAGCGGCGGTTTCCAGCGTGGCCATGGCGTCGACGGCCATCGCTTCGACGTCGATGCGTTCCAGCGCGCGCATCGCGAGTTCGTCCGTCGCGAAGAAGACTTCGCGGCTGACTTCGACGCGGACCTGGCCGCGTTCGCCGAGGTACCAATACGAGAGGTCGCCGAAGAAGGCGCAATACTTCGCCGCGGCGGCGGCCGTCTGAAACGCCTGGCTGACTCCAACCCAGCGCACCGGCCAGCCATCGAGCATCGGGCGGCCGTTCTGGTTTTCGAACACAATGAAGTTCGGGTATTTGTTGAACCCGCGCAGGAACGGTTCCCACGTCGGATGCAGGTAATACGCCGCGTTGGTCTGGCCGTTGGCGGCCATGTTCCCGAGCACCGCCGCGCTGACGAGTGCCCGCAGATTGCGGAAGTCGTCGAGCGTCGCGTCGCTGGGCTTCGTCTTGCCGGCAGCGAGCTGCAGCAGATACGCCGTGTTCGTGTCGCAATATTTCCCGACGCCGACCTGATTAGCGTAGGTGGACGTGCCATCACCCAGGAACAGCGTCTTATCTTCCAGCTTCGCGAGCTGGCGAGCGATGTAACGCGCGAGGAACTGCCCGAGCTGGATGAAGGTGTCTTCTTCGAGTTCGGTCGGGATGCGGATCAATCCGCCCGCTTTGTTCGCGGTGAACGTGACCAGCTCCGCCGTCACGCGCTTTTCACCGACGCTCTGCGACATGCCGGCCGTGCCGACGCCGAGATAGGCGAAGTCATCTTCACCAGCTTTTAACCGAGGCAACCGAACGTCGCCGGCGCCGAGCGGGAACACGGTCGCGTACTGGCGGGCCTGCCCGAACGCGAACACGAGCTCGATGATCTGGGGAACGAACACAGTCGGCACGGGCACTTCGGTCGTGGTCAATGCCGCGCGGATCTGCGATGGCGCGATGCCCTTGAGCTCGATGCCCAGGCATTCAGCCGATTGGCGGATCAGGTTCTCGTGAGCGCTCTCATCGCGGCGCAAGGCGCGCATCGCGGCTTCGCCGAGCCTGGCGGTTTCGAGAACGAATACGCTGGTCAATGCTCGGGCGCAGTCGTCCGTGACGAAGGGAACGCCGCCGACCCAGCGCACCTGGCGTTTCTCTTCGAAGGTCGCGAGCTGCTTGCGGACTTTGCGCAACGTTTCTTCAACTTTGTCCGCGCGCTGCTTTTCGCCGTTGAGCAAGGCGGGCAAGGTTTTGATGGCTGCGAAGCCGCCTTCAACCGTGCCCAGGTCTTTGAGCTGGGGAAAAAGCCCCCGATACTCTTTGAGTTCATCCAGGATGCCCTGGAATTCTTTAATCTGTGCTTCCGTCATAGTAATCGTTTTCTTTCTTTGAATCGGGCTCGCTTTCCGATTCGGTTTAAGCGCGTCTCAACACACTGTTGAGATCGCGGGCAAGCTGCAGCAGTTGTGCATCATGGATTCCAGCGCCCGATGCACTGACGTCGGCGCCGGAGTCTGTCTCGCTGCTGCAAAAGTGTTTGATGAAGTCCGCGAGCTCGCGGAGATCGCTCTTCTCGATCGCGCCAGATTTCAGCGCGAGCCCGATCGTGGCGCCCGGATTGGCGGGCACGACCACGAGGGAAATCTCCAGAAGCTCCTGCTTCGTGTAGGTGCGGTCCGGCTGATCGCGGCCGACGCCGTTCATCCATTCGAGCGGGATGAATCCGACGCTCTGGGATTTAATGAATCCGCCCTTCGCCATTTTAAAAGCGAGATTGCCGAGCGGATTCTCGGTGGCGAAGCGGACCCGGTTCATCAGCTTGCCGTCGCGGACCTCTACCATCGGGCAATTGCCGAGGATCTTCGCGATGCTCGAATAATCGTGGCAGTCCGGCACGACCGGGTTCTTCCGGAAATTGTCGAGCTGCCAGCCGCCAGGCTGAATGACTTCGTTGTAGCGATCGAGCGAGGCATCGCTGGCGATGAAATCCATCATCGGCTCATCCGGCATGTCCGCCGTCATTTTGGCTTCGCAATGGATGCCCCCACGCAAACCGAGCGCCCCGCTTTGGAGCGTCACCAGCCGATCGCCGAATTCTTCCTTCAGTGGTTTCATGATTTTTGGCTTTCCATAAATTCTTCGAAGCGCAGCAGCCGCGCGGCGCGGACTGCTTTGCCGGCGATGATCGCGTAACCGAAGCAGCGGCAGTTGATCGTCTCGCCTGGCTCGCCGTCCGGATCTCCGGGATAGAGCAGACCGTTCGGCCAGGTGTCATCGATCGGGATGCCGTTGTTTTCTTTCGAGAACGATTCGTTGGCGAGATGCGTTGCCCGCGTGTTCTCCAGGTGCGAGGTTTGCCAGCCTTTGCGCGGCACGTTCGCCTCGACCATCGCCTCGTGACGGCCACCGTTGATCGCCGTGTTCGTCTCCGTGAGGGCGATCACGTCCGCGCGTCGATCGGTTGCGTCCTGGTAAACCGCCTTCACGCGATCGGCGATGTCGTTGTAGCTCTCGCCGCCGGCCAGCCCTTGCTGAATCTCGGCCTTCACGCTGTCCCAGGTGGTCGCGTTTATGTCCACGATCTTAGGCTCGCGCGCATTGAGGAAATCGATCGCCGCGTTCGGAGGCAGATTGAAATTGTCCAGGCCGATTTCTTTCCAGAGCTGCGCGCCGCCGAATTGCAGATCGGCAATCAACAGCGGTTTCATCGTGGCGAGAAGCTTCAGATCCTCAGCCGCGGCATTGAAGATGTCATCGATGCTGCGTTGCGACTTTTTGATCTCCTGCTCCAAACCGGCCAGCACGCGGCCGCGTTGCTCGAAGAAGAAGCGGGAGAGCTTCCCCTTCTTGATCCGGATACTGCCCTTCATGCTCGCGTCGTATTCTGGGTTCGGCGCGCAGACGTGTGCAGGCGGCGCGGCGATGAGAGACTGGAGAAAGTTACTGGCGCGCGAGAAGGCATCGGTCTGCGCGTTCGGATCGGCGTTCGGATCAACCGGAGCGTTCGGGTTTGGCGCATTCGGATCGCTCGGCGGTGCGGCCTCGATGACCTTCTCGCCGTCGCCCACTTCCTGAAGGCTGAAGGGCAGATAGCCTTTATTTCCCCAGGGCAATTCGCGGAAGCCGAGATCGAGCACCTCGTTCACGTCATTGAACGGAACGCCGATGCCGAAGAAGGAGACGGCCGTCGCCACACGGCTCATCCGCGATTCCTGCATGATCGGCAGGGAATCAACATCGAACCAGCCTTCGTAAGTCGGATCGAAGCTCTCGACGATCGGATCAACGGCCGCTTCGAGTTTGCGGCAGTGGCCGGTGAGGGTGTGCTCGATGAAGGTAAGCCGGTCCGCATTGATGGCATTTCCGCCGCCGCTGAGGCTCGTGCTCCTCTCCTCGGAGAAACCCATCATCGCCTCAGGCACTTTGAAAATCGCGCCGATCTCCTGGCGGTTGAACTTGCGCGTCTCCAGCACCTGGCTGTCGGCCAGTGAGAGTGTCGGCTTCTCCACCTTCGAACCGCCCCAGAGGAACAGCGGCCGATCCGGAGTGCCGGCCTTGCGTTTGCGTTCGCGCAACGCGGCCATGATCTCCGCGCGTTGCTTTTCGTCGGGCTGCTGATCGGTCGTGACGATGACGCCGGTATCGGCGTTGTTCATCATCAGGCCCTTCATGAACTGCTCGATGGCATAATCCGCCTGGGCCGGAAGCATCGCCAGGAGCAGCGGCGACATGCCGCGCCAGTAAAGGAACGGATTGACGGAGCGCGAATGAATGACTTCGGTCGGCAGCAAATACTCGGACGGAAGCGGGGACATCAGCGGTGAGCCGGTATAACGCCAGCCGTCCAGGCCGTAGCCGAGAACGCGATGCCAGAACATCAGGGGCTCAAGCGTGAGCATCCGTGAAATCTTCGGCTTGCGCTGATCGAGGTCGACGGGTTGATCGTATTGGTCGAGAGGCAGGATGAAGAATTCTCCGCGCAGCGAGTAATACGTCATCACCGATTCCCAGAAGAGCGCCCGGTTCGTCGTCGGGTGCGGATCTTCGAAGAGATCGACCACGGCGCCGGAGTCGATGATGTTTTCGCCGAGAATCTTTTTGCGCCAGTTCTTGGCGCGCGGATCGCTCACGCGCCGGAGCTGCTTCAGCTTTTGCTTGGCCTCAGCCGGCACCTGGGAAATCCGGAATGGAATCTGTGCGACGTTCTCAGCCAGGACAGAAACGGCGATGTAAACCCACGCGGACTGGGAATAGGGCGAGAGGAGCTTCGCGCCGGCGTCGTTTGCATCGACATCTTCACCGCGCACCCAGGCCGCCATGTCCGGCGACATTTTCTGCGAGCCGAAGCTGAAAGTTCGGGAACCGATCTGGAAGGACAGTTTCAGGCTCCAACCCCCTTCCACAACGCGCGCGGGAACATCTTTAGAAGGCCTTTAAACTGCCCAAGGCGAGGCTTTCTCCGTATCGACCCGGACTGAGCATGGGGTAAAGTCCCTACGGGGCGGGACAGGGTTGGACAGCCGCGATCGGTAAAGGTCGATTTATGGCGTCCAAAACTGTCGCACCACAAGCTGTAGTGTATGGTGTTCACCCGATCAGTGCCCCCATGGATTGGACAGTTTTGCCAGCGTGAAGCGCCAGGGCCAAACCCCAGAAGCGATCCGAGTGGCCGTTCTTCCCGCGATCGGCTGTGAATCGGATATTGCCGCTGGCGGTCGTTTCCTTTTTGATCGCCCGCAGGTCGGATCGGATCAATGGGTCACTCGGTATGCG